GCTTTTTAAATATCCTAGAGATATGCGAAGCTGATGACAAAGTTATTGAGGATTACGAAACAGAAAATAAAATTAATCTTCAAAACTATTTCTGTGATGATTGCACAGATAAAACTTTAAGACAAATAGAAGGGAAAGAATAATGACAATAACAAAGAAACATTTAAAAGAACTAGCCGACATTTTTTACAAGGCTCAGAAACAAGCACAAAGGCACAAGCAAGAAAGTTTGTTAGCTAAAATAGATTTTGAGGAAGTGGCAGATAACATTAAAAGTTTCGCAAAGAAACACGCACCGAACTTCAATGAATCAAGGTGGAACGATTACATTAACAAAAGGAATTATAATGACTAAAGCAGAAATACTTTATGAACTAAGTATATCTGTAGCTTGTCTTTTAGATGATGTAGAAGAAATTAACGGACAAGATATTATTAAAGCAGAAGTAAAAGACATAGAGCATATTCAAAACTTAGTGACGTTCCTGGAGAATCAAGAAGATGAGTAATAATCCATTACCCGATTCCAGGTTAGATTCGGTGTTTGATATTATAGCAGGTTTGCGTAGGCAGATGTTGAACACCGAAGATTCAGCAGGACAACAACGAATCTGGGAAGTAATAAAAAATTACCAAAACAAAATTCGAGCTGGTGAGGTGGTAGTGCCTAAGTTTTAATAGCAGGCACAAGCACAAGCATCAATTCTTTCTCTAGCTTTTCTTTATAAGGCTGAGAAATGACGAACACAGGCTCGACTTCTTTATAGTTTACGACAAGCTCACGAGCACAAGCACCTGTCCACAAGCACACTTCTCTTGTTTCTGGAATCTTAGCCATGATAAAATTGTCTTGACACAATGAATATCTTTTTATGTTCCAAGCAATCTGAAAGGGTGAAAGTAATAATTGATTACCTTTTGCTATTTTTAATTCACACCAGAAGGATACGTTTTTCTTTGGGTGCATGCACACGCCCAACAAATCGGGAATACCCGGAGTTCCATACGTTTCAATTCTAGTCCAATATATGTTCGGAGTTATCTCTTTAATATTCTTCCAAAAAGTTGATTCCCTTCCTCGCTTTGAGGAAAGATTTTTTCTTTTTGTTTCTCTCATTGACTGTTTCTCTTTTTTCGACAATACGAATTTCTTCTCCTTCGACAACGCAGAGTCTGACACCAAGTTCTTTTTGATACGGCTTGAGTTTGATGCCTCCACCCCCTGCCGACTTGCCATTTATTATTCTCGTTCCTTTAGAAGTTTTAATATCAAGAAAGTGAGCCTTTCCATTTTGAGGATTAACAACAACAATATCAATGGGGCCCTGTTCACATACATTCGTGAAAACATAATACCCTTCTTCAAGAAATTTGTTGATCGCTTTGTTCTGACTGATCGTCGCCCTGTATTGCCTCGGATCCATTGTCCTCCAAATCACTAGGTCTTTGATCAATAATAACATTCTTTCTCATTTTGTCTAATAGTTCGGTCACTTCTTCTAACGACAAGTTATCAATAGATTTATCTTTAACCTTTTCTTTCTTGTCATAAAATCCGGCAGCTTTTCCTCTACTGATCTCAGCCATAATGGCAGTCTTTAAATCAGGCTTCATATCAAAGTTAGCGATGTCATCAACACTAGGATTCTCAGCACGCAAACCTAGTTCGTGTAGCCTTCTCATGTGAGTAGCAGGGGAAATCTTATACTTATTCCAAAGATCCTCCTGTAAGGCTCTTATATACTCATGAACCTTAGGAAATAACTTAGCGTTCTGTAGTTGAGATGCTTTTGCTCTAGCAGATTTTTCTGGATAGCCTGCCAAAATTGCACATTCTGTAGCAGTTTTCCTATTTTCTTGAGCTACAAGATGCTCAGCAAATACAGCTTGCTTCGGTGAGATACGATCTCGTAAGTCAGCAAGTTCTTTATTTAAAATAACAGGATCACCTGGGTTTCTGAATTTCATATTAACTCCTTTATAAGAACATTTTTTACAAATTACGATAAAAAAGTAAACATAATTCGTTTCTTTGCCTCCTCATACCCCTTTGGAAGAATAACTTGTTCTTCGGAAGAATAAGAGGAAGAATGAACTATTTGTAATAACCTATTGATTTTACTAACTAAAACTACTTGGAAGAACGGGAAGAATGAATTTTGAATAAAAAATATTTTTTTTTATTTTTTTGTGAAAATGGTTCTTCTATAGTAATCTATTCTTCCATGGTCAGTGGTCCGTGAGCCCTTATCCTTTCCTGCTCACAAGTCCTCCTTTTATATTTGTTAATTGACTATTGACCATGGTCAAAGATTCGTATATATTCTCCCATAGAAATGGACATAACAATTAAGGTCAAGGATCGTAGCGGTAAAATGTATAGTCAAACATTTATCGGGGACAAAGAACAAATACTCCCTCAAATGCAAGACTATATCAAAGACAACCAACACCACTATATCGATATCTTCTTCTCTACCGAGGAAGAATCCAAGTCCTTCACCTACGACGAATTGTTTAATCCGAAATAGAAAGGAAAGAAATGGAAAAGGTTTTAGAATTTAAAAAACCAAAGCAACGCAAAGTCATCAAAGATGATAGCTTTGTTTGTCGATTACCCTATCCGATCACGATTCACACGTTAGTGGATATTGTGGAACGCATGGGTGTCGAATATGAAGGAACAGTCCTACCCGGACTGAAATTTATCGAACGACAAATAGTCAAACTAGAAAGGGAAGAATAATGGAAAAAGTAATTTTGTTATTACACTTATGTCTACCGAACGTAGACACCACCGAGTGCTTCTTCATCGAAGAACAAATGAAAAGCCAACAGATGTGTGAAGAAAAAATAAGTCAGTTAAATCAAGAGTTTATTGACATTGAAACCTTCAACGCATCATGTGAAAGGAGTAGTTATGACTCGTAAATATAAATACGATCACATAGCCAAAAGACTCATCAATGAACATGCTTGGATCCGTGTGCCGTGGTTCGTGCCCCTTCAAGAAACAAAAAAGGAATACGGCCCCGACTTAATATCAAAGATCAACGAGTTAGAAGAAAGGATAAAAAGCAAATGACCGAGAAAGAAATAAAAGATGGTATTCGGTTGTATCTTCAACCGGCGACCGCAGGAGAAAAAGAAGACGTTAAAGAATTATTAGTGGAAACTAATTATTACTTTTACAAAATAGAAGTGTTGCTCTCTGAGTTCTGTCAAGGGAATAAAAATAAAATTAATGATCTTAGAGAAGCAATATATAAAATATTGGAGCCGGATAAAGAAGGAATGTTATCTGTTTTAGTAGAGTTGGTAAAAGCAAAAGATAAAAGAAAGGCACACTAATGAGATATGGTAGAAACGGAAGACTCTTTCCCATCGAACTGAACCAAAAGACATTGTTCTATTTACAAATGTTTTTACATCAACACAAACAAGACGGGCTTCGAGATACCGACGAGAAACGAAGAGCTTACGATCATGCCATGGATCAAATCCGAAAAGGCATCAGCAAAGTCTATGAGTATCAGCTATCGAAAGGTTTGAGGCCACCGAGGGCCTATACCTTTAGGAATAGGGGGGAGTAAATGGGCGTAAGAAATCCAGTGTATGAATACACCGACAAAAGAATGTCGGTAAGACATGCAAAAGAACAAGCAAAAAGAAGAAGAGCAAGACAACTGGCAGAAAAACTCATGGGTAAAAATTACTTTACCAATATGCAAGAAGTCATGTTAAGATCAGCAATCGAATTATCAGAAAGGAAAAGATAATGGACGAACTATTAGTTGAAGCAAGAGAAGAAATCAAGCTAGCCAAAGAGATGATGGAGTTCTCAGAAATGCTCAAGAAAAAAGAACAAGCAGAAAATGATTATAGTTGGGAATCAGCTAGACGATTTGAAAAAGAATATGAACCCGACTCATTCAATGACTTTGATGCTTGTATTGTAGAGATGGATCGAAATATAATTATGTTGCTCACCTCAGCGACAGATAAAACATGTGAATATAGGCATGGATTAAACAGAAAAGGAAGAAAGGAAAAGAAAGTTGTATAAATACTTAGACATCCCAGGTTGGTTTAATATGCATGATGCGTATATGAACTTGGTTAAATACTGTGAAGACGGCGATGATATCGTCGAAATAGGATGTTTTGCAGGCAGATCAACAAGGTTCCTCATGGACTCTTTAGACTATGCCGGAAAACACAGGGTTAAGGTGCATGTGATAGACACTTTTGAAGGTTCGGGTATGGAACACTCCACTGTGAACTTAAACTCCATGTACGACGATTTTATGAGGAATTTAGGTGATTATATTGATCAAGAAAGGGTAATAGTCAATGTCAACAGATCAGATAACCAAAATATTCTTAATTCTTTTGACTATAACAGTGTTTTTGGGGTTATCGTAGACGGGGCTCATACCCTAGAAGCCGTTCAAGAGGATGTCGAGAACTGGTGGCCGAAGATAAAAGACGGTGGAATCATGGTCGGGGATGATGTAGACTGGGAATCAGTGATGCAAGGTGCATCTAAAGGATTTGCTAAGTTTGGAATTAATACATTTAATATACTTCAAGGTCGAGAAGCATGGTTCGCAGTTATAAAAAACGATCGAAGCAACGAGATAGCGGACAGTCTGAAATTGATCCCCGGTCAAAACTCTATGAAGTTAGGTGGTTAGACGCTTATGAAATGGAATCGGGTTGGTTAGATCTTGAAGACGCACTCAAAATCAAACCGCCCGAAGTCCGTTCTGTTGGCTACGTTCTTAAAGAAACGAAAGAATATATCATTTTGGCGGGCGATCTTGGTTCCGATCAAATTGATAAAGACGTTGGTCGGGTGACCGTGATCCCTGGGCAGTGGATCGTCGACAAAAAAATAATTCTCTAAGTCAAGATATTTATTTTAATTTTCCTGTAGAAATTTTCTATCGAACTTTGATATACTGGAGTTTCCCTCGCAATAAAAAGGTACAAAAAAATGAAAAATTATGAATTAGATTACAAAACTCTCCACCAAGGTCAGCTCAGAAATCTTTATATTGCCTCTTTACACAACAAATTATCTAAAATTCAAGGGATTTGTTCCTGTGGCGAAGACTGTGCTTGCAAAAAGAAGAAAGATTAGGACTAGACTAAATTAATCTAGTTGTGGTTGAGCAGCTTTAGGCTCCAATAAAAAAGCCTTTTCTAACATGGAGTCAACCTGAGTCATCAAGTTATCCCACTCGTCAGCCATATACCCGTTCACATTCCCGTCGTTAAAAGTCACTAAGACCTTATCGACTGTGTCCTTCAATACCGGATCGTACATTCTCTGTCGCTGGACAGAAAGAACGATCTTATTTTTTATCTCGTTCAACATATTGTTGTCCTTGTAAAGCGGGAGATCGAAACAGGGAAATACTCCCGCTTATATATATAATTATATAGTTTTTTCGGATAAAAAGATATTGAAAAAGTCAATAGGAATTAAATAGAGAATTAATTCCTAAGGAACCACCCTAGAGTTTAAAACCTCGGTAGAGGGAATAAAAGGTATATCAATGAAGAATAACACCTCTACCTAACAAAGAACTCTAGGGCAGACCAAGTGGGCAAATGCGAGGGAAAGGGCCCACTATTTCCTATTGCTAGGAAATCTCTACTCGCTTGATCGTTCTTCGATCAATTTCTTTTTGAGCGAGTTTTAAAATCTGTTTAAGTTCTTCTAAACTTAATTCTTTAATAGTTTGTTCCATTTTATTTCCTTTCTTTTGACCAGGGGTAGACGCATAAACCCCTGGTCGTTCATGCGAGAGCTAAATGGTTCTCATCCTTCTAGCTTTGGGAGGTAGACGGTAGAGATAATTACCGATTCTCGCTATCAGTAATCAGGAGAAGGGATATTCTTCAGATTAGTTTTTTGCAAGGGCCACTACACCTAAAGAATTTTTGCAACATACAACCTTTCCGGACCTTAATCCTAAAAATTGTTTATTACATATACCCCTTCTCCTCATTACTGAGGATCCTTTGACAGGATGTCGTTAATCTGATTCTCCGAACTCTTAATAATATTTTTAGCCATCATCAAACCAGATGATTCTCCCAAGGTATAGGCATAATCAAAAACTTCAGACAGCCATTCTTTAATTAAACTTTCGGTCGTTGTATAACCGGGTTCAATTTTAGATTTGTTTTCAATCGCTGACTCAGCAATTTTAAGCATCTTCTCTTTTTTGGCCATGTGTTGTCTAATCATTACTTTCTATTTTCCTTTCTCCATTCTTTATCGACAAGCTGTGAAACAATACCAGATATTTTTTTATCTTTACCTGCTAATGATTTTAGCTTTGCGTGAGTTTCTAGTCTCACAATAATTGATTTGTATTTTGTTATGTCCGTCATTCTACTTTCTCCTATATAATTATATATTAATTTATATTTGTTTTGTCAAGTGCCTTCAAAGATTCTTTGACAGCACTTACTAAACTATCTGGGGATATCTCACAATCAAGATAGCCTTGTGTTATTGTTGCTAAATATCCTGGTACCGGAGGACAAACAATGTCCTTGTCTACCATGGTGTAAAACATTACATCATCAACAACTCTTTTGGTATAAAGATGAGGGAACCCTTCATAAATATCTAAGGACTTCTCACACTCGTTTGTTATTTCAAACAATGCACCTTCTACTTTTTTGCCCGGTGCTTCTTGTACATCAGCAACAGATCGAAAAACTAATTCGTAATTAGGAAGAGTCATCTTCTTTAGATACTTAGACTTCGGGCATCTGTGCTTCATATGTTCGTGGTTCATGTTCGAACCATAGGCGAAGTATAGTTTTACTTCTTCGCTGTGCTTTCTATTAGCCATTCTTTTAACGTTTCTCCTAG